GAAGCTCCGATACTCTTATCACTTGCTAAAAATCCAATTCCCAAAGAAGTTAAAACACGATTTTGATAAAGATTAATTAGATCAACATTTGTTGTTTCTGTTTTGGGTTCTATATACTCAATTGATTCAACAAATACTGGCGTTGTAACAACTACAGTAGGTTGTCTCCAAGCCTGCATTAAATTATCATGAGCAAAAGCTTGCTGTTCAAAAGCTTCTTTATCTCCATCAGTGCCCATTAATTCTTTTCTTAATTTTTGTACAATAATTTTTTTAGCTCTAGCTTTAGATGTAATTAAATTTGTATTATCAAATTGTTCAAGCATAACAATTGATTTTAATGCTTTAAATATAGGAGTTAAACCATACTTTCTACCTAAATTTCCTGTACGAATTACACCAGTATATTCTACATTAAGCTTTGCATAATTCTCTTTTGCTTTATAAGCATTATAAACTTCTTCAGGATAATTTTCTCTAATTTCATCCTCTACCTTATCAAAAAAGAGACCTTTACCTGATTTCGTCTTAATATAAGTTTTTCTTATTCTTGATTCCAATTCTCTTATATTAACTTGAATTATTGGTCTTCCATTTACTTCATAATCAGAAATTTCAGCAACACCTAAAGGAAGATAATCAATTATCCAATTGTTATTTTTATTACGTAAGTATACAATAAAATTGCCTTCAAAATATGTTGTACTAACAGCTTTTCTAATAAAATTCTCAATATCAATTTGTTTATTAAAGTCATTAATTAATAATTTTGTTTCCTGTAATTTTTTTGTTTTATTTCTTCTATCAGAAAAATCATTATAACTTAAACGATATTCAGAATTTACATTATCTTCTATAGCTGTTGCAACACGTCCTATTAAACAATCCATATTAATATATTTACGAACAATTGAATTAATAGTTAAAATATTTCTTAAATTACTTTGTGCACCATCTGCAAGAGTATTTATAGTATCCAATGTTAATGTATCAGAACTAGATGCCCCTTCTTTTAAATATGTAGAATATATAGCATTAGAAGGATCATACCTTTCTATAGCTGCCCGCAACCATTTCTCAGCAACATCTTTGGAAGTGAGAACCACAGTGTTTTCATCTGGTTGCGAGGCATATATCACTTCAAAATCTTCTGATTCTGATAATTGATTTGATACGGTTACTGGAATACTTTGTATTTCTGATTGGGATGATATATTTTTTGTTTTATTTTTATTTTGTTTTTTAGGCAAAATCTCACTTCCTTTCTGTATATTTTATCTAATAATAGCAAGAAGACACCCACCTCTATAGGTGGGAGAATTCTTGCTGATTCTCCATTAAAATGATACGGTAGATATACAACGAGGAGCATTAGAATAATCTATTTGCGGTGTAGGTTTATTTATAATCTGACCTCTACGAAGTTGTGCCAAATACCAACATAAAAGACCAAATACAAACACTCTATCATCATGCATTTTATGACGTTTATCAGGAGGAAAATTATATGTTACATTACCAGCATTTACATATTTACACATTGTAACAATCTCTGTTTTCATTAAATCAATTTGAATTAAAGCCTCTTGTTCCTCTAATGTTAAATTATGTATATGCTCATTTCCTTCATCATCTATTGTTAATATATAATCTTTACCCTCATAATCAGCAGGAAATGTAACAACTCCTAATTTCACCATCTTTTCAGCAGCATCAAAAATATCATTTCTATTCGCTTTTGGATCAACTAATTTCATAATATCAACTGCATCAGGGAATTTATATTTAGCTGTTTCATTTGCTTTATGAAATCTATCTATAATTCCTTTATGTTCTTTTCCATCTTTGCCTATCCAATTTCCAAGTAAATAATCTGATACACCCCCAATTATTTGACCACCAGATCCACTGTCACAAATAACAGCTTTAATATTTTCATAATCCAATTTTTGTTTATCTGATCCATTGTAATCAAGCAATAAATCTTGAAATCTTTTAACTTGTTCTGGCATCCTCATAGGAGTTTTCTTTTTTGATAAAACATCAACAAGACTTACAACATTATGAACATCCATACACCAACCTTTTTCTTCATCTTGACGAAGTTCTGCTACTCCAATTACACTATTATCATTTAATCTAGCACTATCCCATGCTATAATAAATAATCTATTACCAGTATCATTGCATAATAAGGGCGGTCTTCTTACAGTGTATTGCATAATATCACGTCTTATAAGTATCTGTCCCTCATGAGAGTCTGCTGAAAACTTATTATATAACTCCCTAAGTGCTTTTTCACGATTTTCTTCCATTGCTTTATCAACCTTGTCCTTACTAATAAGAGGAGGATATGGATCACCATTATAAGTTGCATTCATAACAACATCAACATTAAAATCACATACAAAATATTTTGAATCTCCAATAATCATTCTTTCACAAAATTGTCTATACTTTTTATAAAATCCTGAATCAGTATCACTAGCTGATGAAGCATAAAGAAGCTGTCTTGGAAATCCCTTTGGTTCAAGACTTACATCAATTCCAGCACCTAATTTAAAATTTTCATCTTGATTTACAAATTGCTCTGTTTGTATAAACAATTCATCATTAAACCAACCAGCTTCATCATAACAAACGAGTCCAGCTCTCTTACCTTTTATGTTAATTATATCCGAATTAAGGGTATAAATTTCAGAACTATTAAACAATTCGCATTTAAAAGAGGCAGGATTATGAGTAAAACCATCTGAATTTGTACCATTTATTTTTAATTCATTTAAAAAAACATCTGTACTACCAACAAAAGATTCAATTTCTTTTTTTGCAATCTTTTCCATTTTCTTAAATACTTCCTTGGCTTGGTCTCCAGAGTTACCAATGAAGTATGTAACATGATATGGAATTAATAAACTCCTTAACATGGTATAAACAGCAAGTTTAGTAGTATTATGTGTTACAGTATTTTTTTCACCACATAAATAAAGTTGACGTGGATTGTCAACTTGAATACATTTTGTTGGAACTGAAGAAACCAATTTAACTGATATAATATTTTTATTTTTTTTAGATTTAACAATTGGTACACTATATTTAAAATCATTTTCTTTTATTTTATAATCTTTAGCAATTTTATAAGTTGGAACAATTATATAATCATTATTATTTAAAACAGAAGATGATTTTACATGCACATACCACAAATGATCCGCATCTGCAATAATTTTTTCACCATCTTCAAATTCTATTTCATAACATTTATTACCTAAAAATATTTCTGAAGTGTAAATAACTTTGGTAGGCTTGCCATCTACATCTAATAAATAATCTCCAACTTTTACCTCTCCCATAGTAGTATAACCAGTTGGAGTTGGAAGTTTAGTATCTAACGCAAGAGCCTTTCCTGCGTTCCTACTTTCCAACCAAAGCACAAAATCTCTATACCAAGAATTATATATTGCATATTTTTGAATATCCAATAATTCAATTCCTAATATTCTACTACAAAAAGCAACAGGGTCACTACGACCCCATTGAATAAGCTTACAATATTTATCATAAGTTTCAAGCTTACGTTGAGATATTTCTTTCTTGGAAGGCTTACTATAAACAATCATTTACCATCACTTCCAATTTTTCTTTCATTTCTTTCAATTGCACTTTTAATAATCTTATTTCTTCATTTAATTTCTCTTCTTTTTCAGAATATTCTTGAATAATTTGCCTTTGAGTAGCAACCATTCTTGCATAATCATCAGGCTGAAAATTTAACTGATCCAATAAACTTTTATTACTAATATCTCCTATTTTCTTAAACGCTTCACTCATTTTTACATTAAATATATTAACTTTTATTTCTTCAAAACCATTTTCAGCCATTTCCTTCATAATATTAGTTAATGTATTAGCACCAGATTTTTTCTTACCACTTGTTTTTGCTGAGATTCCATTATCATTAGCAAGTGAATTTATCGTACTAGTTAATTTATTTTTTGTTTCAGTCAATTTACTAACTGATTGTGGGTCAGGAATTTTTTTTCTTAACTCAGCATTAATTAACTTATCAATATTTTCAACTTGTAAGGTTGTTTTTACCATCAAAATAACACTTTGTAATTTATGTGGGTCTTCAATAACTTCATCAGTTAAATAATCAGCAAAAGTGTTAAATAAAAATTTTCTATCTTCGTCAGTATAGCTTTCATCTTCAAAACAATCATATCCAACAGTTTGCAAAACATAGTTTTTATTTTTTAAATCAGATGCTTTCCACTTTACTTCTTTTTCTTCTCTTAATTGATCAATATCTTTTAAACTTTGCCCTTCTTTTAAAACATTAACTAAAAACGTAGTAAAATTTTTTGCTTTATATTGGATTCCATTTAAAAATTTAACATAGTTACCAAAACTAAAATTAGCATTGTCTTTAACAGAATTGTATAAACTATCATCAAAATAAACATCTAAATAATGACACAAAATTATTAAAGCTAATCTCTCATCTTTATATTTAATCTTCATATCTTCAAAAATTTCATTTACACAATCACAGCAAATATGTGCATACAACTCATTTGCTGTAAAAAGAGGACTAGTTTTAGACATAAAGAAAAACCCCTTAGGGTTTTGTTTTATTTTTCCGCATCTAGTACATTTATAAATTGGTGGTAAATCATCTACTTTAATTTTACAATTAGGTGTTTTTTGTTTTGTTTTTTTAGCAGATATAACTAATCCTCCTTTCTTTATTTTTTTTATTTATGAAATATTAAATCAATAATTCAGTTCTTTTATTAACAACCACAACTTTAGTAGTCTTGTTTTTTCTACTAATTTCCTCCTCTATAACTTTCTCTAAAATCTTCTAATTGATTTTCTAATCTTGCAGCTAGTTTTTGAGCATGATTTCCAATTTGACTATAAATACTAATTAGTGTAGATAAACTAATTTCATTCTCTATATAGTGAACCTCCCACGACTG